GGTACCGCGCCCTGAGCGCGACCCGCGACGCCACCAAGTGCCGCATCTTCAACTCGACCCCGAACGGTTCCTCGAACGCCTTCTACGACCTCGCGCAGAAGCAGGACCTCCGGCAGATCCGGATGCACTGGTCGCAGCACCCGGTCAAGGCGGAGGGGATGTACACGGACCCCGCCGGCAAGGCGCGCAGCCCGTGGTACGACCGGGAGTGCCGCCGCTGCGCCAACACGACCGAGATCGCGCAGGAACTCGACATCGACTTCGCAGGCAGCGACTACCTGTTCTTCGATGCCTCGATGATCGACCGGCTGGTGGCGCAGACGGGGTGCCCGCCCTACGTCCGCGGGGAACTCGAATTCGACCCGCAGACCCTCGAACCGACGGCGTTCGTCGAGCATGGGCACGGCAAGTTGAAGTTGTGGATCCGCCCCACCCTCGGCCTGAAGTTGCCCGAGGACCGCAACTACGCGATCGGCGTCGACATCGCCACGGGGACCGGGTCGTCGAACAGCGCCATCGCCATCGGGGACTGCCTCACCGGCGAGAAGGTCGGCGAGTACGTCAACCCGAAGATCAGGCCGGACGAACTCGGCAGGCTGGCCGTCGCCATCGGCAGGTGGTTCAAGGGCATGCAGAAGGAGGCGTTCATGGTCTGGGAGGCACCCGGACCGGGCCGCAACTTCGGCGATGTCGTCATGCAGGCCGGCTACCGCAACGTCTACTACCGAAAGAACGAACTGTCGATCACCGCCAAGGCAGGCACGGTGCCGGGATGGTGGCCGACCAAGGACGAGAAGCGTGCCCTCTACGGCGAGTACCGCCGCGCCCTGAACGAAGGGGAGTTCCAGAACCGGTCGGTCGATGCCCTGCGGGAGTGCAAGGAGATCGTCTACACCGACGGTGGATGGGTGATCCACGGCAGGTCGATGGCGACCCCGGACCCGTCCGGCGCACGCGAGAACCACGGCGACCGGCCCACCGCGGACGCCCTCTGCTGGAAGGGCATGCGGGGCAAGGGTCAGCAAAAAGTCACGGACGCCGAGATGCTTCCGGGTAGTCTTGCTTGGCGGCGCCTCATGGCACAGCAACGCAAGTCGAAGAAGGCGGAGTGGTAATGGCAAGGAAGAAGCGCGACCTGACGCTCGATTCCCAGAAGGCAAGCCGGCTGCTCGAAGCGGTCGATTATTCGCGCAGGCGCATGCAGCCCTTCCGGGAGCAGCGGTTGGCGGCCGTCCGCGCCTACGTCGGGAGCAACTACGGCGAGATGGGTGCGTCCGAGAAGGTCCCCCTCAACCTGATGCAGATGGCCGTGAACATCTACCGCCGGCAGGTGGCGGCACGGGCACCGCAGGCCCTCATCATCCCCCGCGACCCGCGCCTCGCCGCGACCGCCGACGACTTTGAACTGGCCCTGAACTGGCTCATCAAGGAGATCGACCTTGAGGCGTCCATCTCGCAGTGGGTGATCGACGCCATGTTCTCCGTCGGCGTGATGAAGGTCGGCATCAGCCCCGGCAAGCAGTGGGAGATCGAGGGCTACAACCACGACGCGGGCATCCCGTTCGCCGACGTGGTGGACTTCGACGACTTCGTCTTCGACATGAACGCAAAGCGGTGGGACCTCTGCCAGTACGTCGGCAACCGGTACACGCTGCCCTACGAGGCGGCGTCGGAGATGAAGTTGTTCGACGAGGAACTGACCCCCACGACGCTCACCGACTACAACGAACAGGGTGACGAGCGAGTCTCCATCCTCCAGACCGGCGGGTCATGGAACCCGCAGCGCGGCTACATGGATCTCGTGGAACTATGGGATCTGTGGCTTCCCTTCGACAACCTGCTCGTAACCGTGCAGTGCGTCGACAACTCCGGAATTGCAAGCGGGAAGATCGTGCGAGTGGTCGACTGGGACGGTCCCGAAACGGGGCCGTTCCACATTCTCTCCTTCGGCGACGTGCCGGGGAACATCATGCCGCTCCCGCCGGCGCAGGCGATGCTCGACCTGCACGACGCGGCCAACCGCGTCTTCCGCAAGATCGTCCGTCAGGCCGACCGGCAGAAGACCCTCACCGTCGTGTCCAACGGGGCGGAAGAGGACGCACGGAGGATCATCAATGCCAACGACGGCGACACCATCAGGGCGGACAACCCGCAGGCAACGCGGGAAGCGCGCTACGGCGGCCCGGACGCCGCAAGCATCGCCTTCCTCCTGCAACTCAAGGATCTGTTCGTCTATCTCGGCGGCAATCTCGATGCTCTGGGAGGCCTTGGTCGTCAGGCCAACACGGTGGGTCAGGAATCCCTCATCTCCCGTTCCGCCAACATGCTCATCGCCGACATGCAGGACCGGACAACCACGTCCGTCCGCAAGGTCATCGAAAGCCTCGCCGACTACCTCTGGCACGACCCGACCTCGGCGCCGAAGGTCCTGAAGAAGATCGGGGACACCGGGCTCACCATCCCGATCGAGTTCTCGCAGGACCTCAGGGAAGGCGACCTCCTCGACTACATGGTCGAGATCGCCCCGTACTCCATGCAGAGCCGGACCCCCACCGAGCGCATGGCGACCCTGAGCCAGTTGATGACGAACTTCGTGATCCCGCTTGCGCCGCAGTTGCAGCAGCGCGGCATCGGGATCGACATGGACCAGTTCATGCAGATCATGTCCAAGTACTCGAACCTCCCGGAGATGGAACGGATCCTCGAAAGGATCCCTCCGGAGGAGATGGCCATGATGCAGCAGGCCGCAGGCGGCGGCGAACGACCCTTGCAGTCACCCATCACGACCCGTACCAACGTCCGGGAAAACGTGTCCGGGGCGACCCGGCAGGGGGCCGATCAGGAGTCGATGCGGATGCTGATGAGCATGGCTGGACAGGGACAGCAGTAAATGCCGACATACGCATACCGGGACGGTGACGGGAACTTGGTCGAACTCTTCATGTCGGTCGCAGAGATGGAAGCCTCCGAGAAGGACGGCATCCTGATCCGCGACGGCATGACCCTCAGGCGTGACCTCGAAGCGGAGCATGGACCCGCCCGCGGAGGATGCGCCACATGGCCCATGAGGTCGGATGCCGCCGGCGTCCACCCCTCGCAGGCAGGCGAGGCACACAGTCATTCCGTTTCCATTGGAGTACCGACCCAGTTCGACTCAAGGACGGGGCAGGCGATTTTTACGGACCGATCGCATCGGAAGCGGTATCTTGCGGCCCGTGGGTTCATCGACAGGAATGCAGGCTATGGCGACTGAGGAAAACGAGGACTTCATCCCCGAGACCACCGGTTCGGACGCGGAAGCGTTCCCGACCCGTGAGCAATTGGCCGACACCAAGCGGCCGGACCCACTCGACTTCGACGAACCCGAGTCGTCCTACTTCGACCTTATCGGAGCCAAGGACGAAAAGTCCGGCGCGCCGGACTCGAAGAAGCAGGTCGACGAATCCGATGCGTCCGTCCTTCAGGAACTCGCCGCCAGCGCGAAGAGCCTCGGGATGAACGACGACGAGGTCTCCCAGATCAAGGATCCCGGTGCGCTCCGCAGCGTCGTCGCCGCCCTCCAGCGGCAGGCTGCGTCCGAGACCGCCGAACCCACCGAACCAACCGGGCAGAAGCCCGATGCGGGCGAAAGCCCAAGTTCCGAGTACGAGGCGCTTGCCGCCCTCGATCCCGACGATGCAATCGATCCGTCGGCGATCAAGGCGATCAAGGCGCTGAAGGCAGAACTCGACCGTCTTCGCGTGAAGCCGGCCGAGAAGGCTGCCGCCCCGGAAGTGCGTGCCGACGAGGCCGACTACCTCATCGCCAAGTTGGGCGAGGACTACGTCGGCATCTTCGGGGAAGGACCGGCCAACTCGCTTGCGAGGAAGTCCGGCGAATTCCGTGCGCGCTTGCAGGTCGTCGAGGAAATGAAGCGCATTCAGGACGATGCACGTTCCGCCAAGCGGAAGGTGCCGGAGTCCAAGGATGCCTTCGAGCAGGCTCTCCGAAGCGTTTTCGGGAGCCACGTCCAGTCCGTCGAGCGGAAGCGGCTTGCATCGCAGGTCCAGCGGCGGGAATCGCAGTTGATCGCACGTCCGGCAAACAACGGCCGCAGGCCGGCATCCGGGCGCGAGAAGGCGATTTCCAACGTTGCGGCCATCATGCGGGAGCGCATGCAGGGCGGGGTGGGCAACGCAGACTGAACCAACTGAACCAAGGAGAAAGTCATGGCCTTCCTTCAGGCAGATGACATCGCAGACCTGATCAAGACGACCCAGCGCGATCTGGGCCGCATGAAGTGGACCGACATCTCGTACAACCTTCAGGAGTACGTCGCGCTGCCGATGATCCTCCAGCGCGAGAAGGTGTCGTTCCAGAGCGGCTTCGGCATCCAGTGGAACGTCGCCGTCGCAACCTCCGGTGCCGCCAAGGACACCGAACTGTACGCCACCGACTCGGTGAACGTGTCCGACGTGATGCAGACCGCCAACATCCCGTGGCGGCACGTCACCACGAACTACGCCATCGAGCGCCGCGAGATCGCGATGAACCGCGCCCCCGCGGAGATCGTCGACCTCGTCCGCATCCGTCGCAACGACGCGATGATCGACATGGCGAAGCACCTTGAGGAGCGTTTCTGGACGAAGCCGGCGGCTTCGACGGACAACCAGCGCATGTACGGCATCCCGTACTGGATCGTGTATCCGGGCACGGTGTCGGGCAACGGTGCGTTCGAGGGCGGGAACCCCTCGGGCTTCTCCGCCGGCGCCGGCAACCTGTCGTCCGCGACGTCCGGAGGCTTCCCGGCGTGGAGAAACTGGGCCGCGACGTACACCGCGATCACGTCCACCGACCTGATCCGCAAGTGGCGCCGTGCCGCGACGTTCACCAACTTCAAGGCCCCCGTCCCGTCGCCGTCCTACAGCACGGGCAACCAGTACGGCTACTACACGAACTACAACGTGATCGGCCCGCTGGAAGAGGCGCTTGAGGCCCAGAACGACAACCTCGGCAACGACATCGCCTCCAAGGATGGCCGTCTGCTGTTCCGTCAGGTGCCCGTGACTTGGGTTCCCTACCTTGAGTCGAACACGGCCAACCCCGTGTACGGCATCAACTGGGGCTGCCTCAAGCCCGCGTTCCTCGCCGGCGAGTACATGCGCGAAGAGGGCCCGACCCCGGCCTCGTCGCAGCACACGGTCTTCGTCACCCACGTTGACACCACGCTCAACCTGATGTGCACGAACCGTCGCATGAACTTCGTCCTCGGCACCGGCGCCACCGCCTTCTGATCCACACTCTGCATAGAAAGGACATACCACCATGCAGATCCTCACCAAGTACAAGGGCGGCAGCCTCGGCAACGCCCAGACGGCGGACGCGCTCCTCGCTCCCAACGAAGCCGTCATGCTGTCCCGCGAGTTCTTCAACAACATCACGGCAACCGGCGTCGACTTCACCGTCACCGCCGGCACTGCGGCCCGCGAGACTTCCTACGCCACCGGCGTCTGGGGCCTCGTGACCTCCGGCGCCGACGGCCATGCCTACTCGATCGCCCCGGTCGTGCAGTTCGCTGCCGGCCGCAAGGTCTGCTTCGAGGCCATGGTCGCCGTGAGCACGATCGCCGCCAGCGGCTCGTCCTTCATCGGCCTGTCCAACACGTCCGGCACGGTCCCCGTGACCACCGCCGGCGCGATGAATGGCACGCAGGACGGCGTCGGCTTCACCTTCACCACCACGGCAATCGCCGCGGTGACGGGTGACGGCGCGACCGTGACCAGCACTGCGGTCGGCACCGCCGCTGCGGACACCTTCGTCCGCCTCGGTTTCGTGGTCGACGGCACCAGCAAGGTGACGTTCTACGTCAACGGCATCGAGGTGGCGACGGCAACGTCGGGCATCTCGACGGACGTGATGTTCGAGACGTACGCCACCAAGTACGCGACGGCCAACAAGAAGATCCTTGTTGACTGGATGCACCTCGCGTACACGCGCTGATCCTCCATCCATCGCCTTCCACCGGCGGGTTCCTTCGGGGCCCGCCGGTGGGGCGGGGGGTTGTGCCAAATGACCAGACACGCAAACAACGTCGTCACGCTGTCGGTCCGGGACTGGGCCGCAATCATCGGGATCGTCCTGACGATTTCGAGCGGAATCATGTATGCCTACCTGCACCATGACCGGATGCTCACCCAGTTGGTCATGCAGCAGCAGCAGATCAACAACCGCCTTGACAAGATCGAGGCGAAGATGGACACTGCGCGCTAGTACGCTGTCGGTTGCCATCCTTGCCGGTTGCTCGTCGCTCGGCAAGGTCAGCGAACATGCAAACGAGATCCGCACGGAAGCGCGTCTGCTGGAGACCCACGGTCGAGAGACCGGGGACACGCAGGTTGTCGACTCTTCCCGACGGATCTACGATCTTGCTGCTCACATCCATGAGCGCCTACCTGATCTGGAGGACAGGGAGCCGGCTTGGCTATCGGCCCTTGTATGGGTTTCTGCGGCCGTGGTCACGCTGGCTGTGGTCATCCTGCTTTGGCAGACTGGTCTGGGGCAGGCCATCCGGATTGCTGTCGGTTGGCTGCCACGGAAGAAGGTCAGTGACGCGGAACTTGCTTTCAGCATGCTCCGTCCTGAATCCAAGGAGGACCCCCGCGAATACGTCGCCGCGCGGCGCGGGGCAGATCCGGAATTCGATGCCGCATGGCGACG